CAATATGTGATTCTGTCTTGCGGATTTGTTCTCTGCGTTTCATGCCAATTTTCTTGCCAAGTGTAATCATCTTCAATTCAGCATCTCTTGTCCAAATTGATGGCTGACCTTTGTAATCGAATGCGTTCATTGCGGATTACCTCCGCAATATGGGCATCGTGTAATGATTGTCAAAATTCTGCGTTTGCATCTGACGCAGATGTATATTTGTGTCATGCTTCACTCCTTAAACCCAACAACAGCCAATTCAGATAATGCTTTGAAATCATCTCTATCCATCGTGATGGATACGCTACTGTCTTTGCCAATGCCCACAATACTTGTAACCCAGCCATCGCCCCAATACTCTGTCTTCTTGGCGGCTCTTTGAAACCCATTACGCCTGACCAATTCAAACAGCAATTGCTCATCTGAAAAAGTCTCAATGCCTCGTTCCCATCTTGTGTCTTTGCTCATGTGTTTCCCCTTGCTCTGATTTTTGCGGCAAACACTTCACCGCCTTTGATAATTCCATCCTCACACAATCTTGCACACGCCTCACGCTCTGCCCTTATTGCGGCTTCTCTTGACTCATGCAACTCACGCATGACTTCTATGACCGCCAACTCATGCTTGAGCATGATGGCTTTAATCATCTCAATCGGTCGTTCAATCATTGCAAGTGCCGCCGCTTTGTTTTGATCGGTTTCGTTTTGAGCTTGAGTGATTGCCTCTTGATGTAGTTTGCTTAATGATTTCATCGTTTCATTCCTCTGATAAAAATTCCAAAAGAACTCAATGTGTCATTGCCAAAACATTTCATTTTCTCAATCTCGACTGCCACTTCTTCAAGAATGTCGTTTCTGAGTTCGTCATAGACTTGCTGTTGGGTCTTGTATTCCTCAACCTGTCTCTTGCGGTTCAGCGATTCATTCATGTTCTGTCTCCTGAAGTTCCAAGATTCTTTTGTTCAGTCTAGATATTCTTTGCTCGTTGTAGTTGACAATGGACTGAGAGTATTCAACTGAAGTCTCTGCTTGCAACTTGGCAAGTTGTGCCTCAATGAGTTCCTTTTGCACCATCTCAAGAGGTGTCTTTGCTCTGAGCAAATCCTTGACATACTTGATTGTTAAATCTCGCCAGTTCATGGCTGTTTCCTTTTCTTTGATGGCTTGAACTTACCCGCCTTGCGAAAGATGGTACGCAAGCTGTTGTAGTTGACACCGAACCTGTTTGCAATCTCCAATTTGCTAAAGCCCTGTTCATAGAGGCTAAACGCTCTACGCTCGTCAATTTGGATGGGTTTACGCCCTGACCCTGCTCTAGCACCACCTTTCATCTGCGCCCCCTATGGTTGAAAACAAATCCTTTTTTGATCTTTGAGTTGGCGCAACTGTAGGTTTTGGATGCCACATCCCTGACCCACTTTGGGCAGTCTTGACACATCACTCTTGTTCGCTTTCTCTTAGAAGCCACAAAACAAACACTACGCACACTGCTATTCCCAATGCGAATGCGAATATCGCTATCAGCATGAAATTTACTATTGTTTCTAGCATGATTGGTCACCCCTTGATCTTTGCCATCGAAATACAGCAATGCGCCAGCACAAAGCAATGCCACCATGACCTTGCGCCAGTGGTTCATTTGGTTGTCGCAATCAGTTCTAACTCAGCATCTTTGAGTTGTTCTTTAATAATTGTTAGCTCCTCCTCCACCATCTTGAGTTTCTTTTCCATTCTGTTTCTGGTCGATCTCTCAGCATTGGCGTATCCAATCAAAGAAGACTCAACTGCCACCTTGCGGATGAGTTGGATGATCTGGTCACGACTCATAAAGCCACCAGCAATGTCTTTTGAAGGTGCAATCTTGCTGATGAGTTCTTCCAATTCTTTTTCCATAGTCATGCTGTTTCTCCTTGTGGTTGTCGAATATTCCATGCGTGTTGCAAGGCGGTGAAGTTCATGGGTGCAATGGTCACAGTGGACAAGAACAAGCCCTTGCCATGCGTTCTGCGCCCCCAATCGTCAGTAGCTTTGACATTCTTGAGTTCATGCCTCTTAACAGCGTTGTAGACGCTATGCTGTTTGAACCCTGCATCTACCAACTCTTCCATTGATCTAGGTTCTTGGCAAAAGTCTTGTAGGGGTGTCATTGTTCCCTCGCTTTCAACATTGCGTCTGCCATTCCATAAGCAAGACCCGCCCAATTGGAATACACACCGACTTCACCTCTTGTTGCACATCCAGTGATTGCGGCTTGCATAGCCTTTGCCGCAAAGTAGTCACGCAAGGTCATGCCACCCTCAGTTTTTTGTGCCAGCGTAGCTGTTGGAAATGCTGGTGGGTTGTTCATTTCAATGCTCCTTTACGCTTTACTGTGCCAACCAAATTTCCATTATTAATTTCAGACAAAAGATGTTTCGCAACATTCAAGACTTGACGAGCATTATTTAAGTCACCATCAGCCATAAAGTCTTGAGCATTGGTTATTAAATCAACAACAATACTGTTGCCACCTTTCATTTTGTATGTAATGGTTTCTGTGATACCCAAAGCATATTTTTCAATATGGTCAATACCATATCTGCGTCTATTGCGGCTTATTTCTGGGTATGAAGTCATTTCACCATCTCCTTTGCAATCTCAATCAGGAACGGCACAGCCAGAATCAAGCCCACTAGGGTAGCTTGTAGGGTTTGTTTAAGCGTCATCATCATTCTCCTCGCAGAGTTCACAGGTGGGGTGTTCAGGGTCACGGCAGTCGGGGTGCAGAGACAAGAGATATTGGTAGCGTCTGAGGTGACGAGCCTCAGACTTGATCTCCTCTGCTTCTGAATCGTCAATTTGGCGCATCTTCAATTCTCCTGTTGGGTTGAAAGATGGGGCTTGCGCCCCTTGGGGTTTAATAGGTTGTTGCAATCATCCATGCGCCAGCACTGATCTCTTTGCGATAAATTGCCTTATCAACGGCATTGTTTTCCACATTGTCACGAGCACTAGATTCTGTTTCGCCACTTTGGATTTGCTCTGCAATGCAATCACCATTGATAGACACAACGCAAGTGCGACCGCTGTCATCTTGCATGGTGATGGTGTAGTCTTTAAATTTTTGTGTCATTTCGTTTCTCCTGTTTGCTTTATTGATGTAGTGAATCATATCGCAATTAACTACCCTGTCAACTACCCTGTAACTAATCCCCCACAATTAACTCAACTATTCAATCACAAAGGGCTTGACCAATGGATTCAAAGTCTCTAGACTCCCCATCACTATGAACACACAAACCATGCAAACCATTGAAAACATTAAGGAAAAGGCTGAAGTGGCTGGCTACACCATCACTGATGTTGCTCGTCACGCTGGCTTTCACCCTGCCCAAGTCTCCAGATATGCCACAGGAAAGACAATACCACTGGTGACCACCATTAGGCGGCTAGATGAGTCGGTAGATTCCCTGATTCAGGCTCGTTTTAAGGCTCTACAGGGGCTGTTAAATGACTAGGCGCACCATTGGTATTGATTGCGGTCTAAATGGGGCTATAGCCCTCGTGGTGGATGGTGAACTGGTGAGGGTTGAGGATATGCCCACAGTCACTCTTGAGAGAAACGGCAAGACCAAGCGTCAGGTGTCAGTTCCTGAACTGGTTCAGATCATCAAAGACTTTGACCCCAACGAGGCATTCACCGAAAAGGTCTTTGCCATGAGTGGGCAAGGGGTGACAAGTGTCTTTAGCCTAGGGCGCAGTCTGGGGGTCGTTGAGGGAGCATTGACCGCCTTACGCATCAAGACCACTTTGATGACCCCACAGACATGGATTAAAGCTATGGGTGTGGTGGGTGGTAAGGATGGGTCAAGAGCCAGAGCAATGGAGTTGTTCCCTGACCATTTGAGCCTGTTCAAGAGGGTCAAGGATGATGGGCGCAGTGATGCCAGTTTGATTGCACTTTGGGGGTATCGCAATGGATAACAAAGAACGAGAAACCTTGCGTGAGCATATTGTTTGGCTAGGCTCACAACTTGAACAAGAGAGAAAGCAAAACCAAGCAACTGTTGTCTTCTTAAAGCGTGTGCTAGACCCTGAAGACTTGGGTCATGCGGTATCTCACGAGGTCAGACAACTTGCTTACCAATTACTTATTGAGCATCACCACATTGAAAGAGCATCATGGCAAAACAAATAATCATCAGACCATCAGGTATCTCTCGCACCATTGCTTGCCCTGCAAGCGTTAGATTGTCAGCACAAGTCCCCTATCAAGAGAGTGGTGAGGCGGCAAAGATTGGAACTGCAATTCATGCCTTAGCAGAGCACTGCTACAACAGTTTTCTAGACCCGATGAAGTTTGTCGGCAAAGTCTATGAGGGCATCACCATGACAGAGGAGAATTGTGACTTTGCACAGCAACACTTGAATGCAATTTATGATATTCACAAGGAGTTGGGTGAGGGAACAGTTTCTATTGAGAAACACTTACCCTATCAAGAAACCCCTGCATACAAGTGTGGTGGCACTGCTGATGTCATTGGCATCAGTAAAGACAAACGCAAGATCATCATTGCTGATTTGAAAACTGGTAGAGGGTATGTCGATGCTGAGAGTGACCAACTCAAACTCTACGCATTGGCGGCTATGGAGTCCGAGGGTCTATACCAAGACATTGACACTGTAGAACTCTGGATTATCCAACCTCATCATGGTGAAGTACGCAAGCATTCCATGACAACTCAGGAGTTGGTTGATTGGGAGCACTACATACTGCAACCAGCGATTGAGAATGCCCTGAACCCTGCATTCCCACCTGTACCCTCTGATTCGGCTTGCCAATATTGTGCGGCTAAGACAATCTGCCCTGCACAAGCAACCTTGGTTGAGGTTGTTCACTCAGCACCACCAGTAGAAGTCTTGACAGAAGAACAGATCAGCGTCTTGCTGACAAAGTTTGATATGGTCGAGGACTACATCAAGGCGGTGAGAGATCATGCCCTCAAACGCATGGAAAAGGGTGCTGTGATTCAAGGTTGGCAACTCGCACCCAAGAGAGCAATCAGATCATGGACTTCAGAAGAGAAAGCGATTGAGCAACTGGTTTTCCTTGGGCTACGAATCCATGAGATAACGAAAACCGAACTCTTGACTCCTGCACAGGTCGAGAAACTGCTACCCAAAGGCTTAAAGGAATCTATTGAACCGCTTACTTCTCGCATATCGTCAGGCTTGACACTTGCAAGAGACAAGAGTATTGGTCAATAATCCCAACCCCAATCCCCCACCGTGACCTTAGTCACATTTTTTAAACTTCAACTTTCAACAAGGAAAACATCAAATGAATCTAAACCTTTCAAACTCTGGTGGCTTTGGTAACTACATCAGATTCAGCCCACAAGCAAACGCATGGACAAACCAAGATGGTGAGTTCACCTTTGAAAAGTCGGTCTTTGACCATGAAAACTTGCAAACTGGTTGGATGCTGATTGCCGCTGGCATCTTTGAGTTCATGCCTGACAATGGTCTTGGGCAAAAGGGCGCACAACCGAGTGCCGAGTTCAAGCGTGGCTTTAAAGCCATTTTCTATAACAAGACGATGGGTGTTGCAGAGTTCTCAGCCAACGGTGCAGGGGCTAACATGGGCTTGGAAGCCTTGTGGAAGCAAGTGCAAGCACAGGCATCTGCTAACGCTGGCAAGTTGCCTGTGGTGGAGTACAAAGGAAGCCGCCCTGAGAAGGTCGGAAAGGGAACAACAAGAGTCCCGATCTTTGAGGTGGTGAATTGGGTGGCAAGACCCGCGGCTTTGCAAGATGGCGGTGCTGATGAGTCAACCTCATCATTTGATGCGCCAAAGCCAGTTGCCAAACCCGCACCATCTAAACCAGCACCATCAATGAGTGATGATGAGATGTTCAGCTAATCACTGAACCAACCCGCACCAGAGTTTTCGGGGGAGAACTCTGGTTTTTTTGTCTCTTGTAAATTGGACTCTCAATGTCAGCACAACAAATAGCCACTACCTTAGGCAACGCAAAAAAGGTAGGCAATGGTTACCTTGCAAGTTGTCCTGTTCCTCATCATGGTCAGGGTAATGGAGACAAGAATCCATCCCTGTCGGTCACAGATGGTGAGGATGGCAACATACTCTTCAAGTGTCATGGTGGGTGCGATCAGCATGAAGTGTTCAGCACCATCAAGGAGATGGGCTTACTGCCAGCACTGCCAGAAAGACCAGAATACCTTTCAAATGTCAGACCCATCATGCCAGCAGTACCAGTTTTAGAGAATGAATGGGTCTATACAGACGAGAACGAGTTACCCCTATTCCTTAAGCAACGCTACAAGACCTTTGATGCCAAGGGCAAGACCTATAAGACCTTGAGGGTCATGGCTGATGGCAGTCGGGTGGGTAAGTTGGGAGATTGCAGAATCGTGCCTTACCGACTCCCAGAGGTGCTACAGGCGGTTGCCGAGGGAAGAGCCATCTACATCTGTGAGGGTGAAAAGGCGGCAGATGCCTTGTGCAGTCTGGGGGTCGTAGCTACAACATCTCATGCTGGTGCAGGAGGTTGGAATCAAGACCTGAATCAATACTTTGCTGGCGCAAATGTCGTTGTAGTGCCAGATAATGACACGGCAGGGTGGAGTTATGCCGCAAAGATTGTGGAATCCTTGATTGGCAAGGTCAAGAGCATCAGGGTCATTGATCTGGAGTTGCCAAAGCCGAAGGAAGATGCCTACGAGTTTGTCCACAAGTATTCAGGCACGAAGGAAATACTGGCAAGCAAAGCCAAGAAGTCTCAGCCATTAACCCCTGAAGATGTCATCCTGATACCCAAAAGGCTTGTAGAGACAGCCCCAGACCCGTTACTCAGCCACACAAATGAACCAAAGGTACAACAAGAACAAGACCCGACTAACGCTCGAAAGAAACTGCTTGTCGAGTCTTGGGACTCCATCAAGGATGAGCCTGTGGAGTGGCTTGTCGAGTCGATATTGCCCAAGCGTAGTTTCGTTGCCCTGTACGCTCCCCCTGCCTCATATAAGTCATTCATCGCACTCGACTTGGCAGAGGCGATAGCCACAGGTCGTGATTGGATGGGTTACAGGATACCTAAAAAGGGTGCGGTGCTGTACATCTGCGGTGAAGGTCATGGCGGTATGGGCGCAAGGGTGAAGGCTTGCAAGATTCAGAATAAGAGTCCTGATGGGGCAAATCTGTACATCATCAGAGCGCAATTGAACCTCAGATCGTCACCAGAGGACTTTGCCGAACTCTTAGACGCAATCAATGAACTGGTGGCGCAAATAGATGAACCCTTGGAACTCATCATCTTGGATACCCTGATGCGGATGTCAGGTGGCGGCTTTAACGAGAACAGTTCCGAGGACATGGGCGCATTCATCACCCAGACAGGCAAACTACAGGAAATCTATGAGTGTGCGTTGTTGGTAATCCACCACAGTGGGAAGGATGTTTCCAAGGGTTTGAGGGGTCACTCTTCCCTGCTTGGTGCCGTGGACACTGAACTTGAGATTCAGCGTCAGGATAGTGTCATCAACTCAGGAGATTCCAGCGTGGTAGGGAATGCGATCCTTAAGGTGTCAAAGCAGAAAGATGGGGCTGACTCCATCGAAGTGGGTATTGAGATCGTTCTGGTGGAGATCGGAACTTCAGATTTGGGCTTTGAAATCACCACCAGTTTGGCTATCAGGCATAACCAAGACATCGCAAACAGCACCGCAAAGGGAAGCAAAAATAACTCTGGCAGTGGTGGAAATCAGCGTTTGGAGATGGATTCGTTGATGAAAGTGATTAAATCTAAAGGCTCATATCGTGAAGTGGAAGGTACTAGTCGGTATGGAGTGGCTTTGGATGATTGGAGGGCTGAATTTTGGAGCATGAAGGGTTGTACTGAGGATGATAAGGCGGCTTTTAAGAAGGCTTGGATGAGGGCTAGGGAGAGATTGGTAGCCGTGAATAAGGTCGTGATTGGGTCTGGTTGGGTGTGGTTGAAGTCCAATTCGGAGGGTTTTTGATATGTATATTTATCCAGTGACAAAGGGGACAAACGGGGACAAATGTCCCAAATGTCCCCTTGAGGAGATGGGGACAAACCACCTCAGGTCTATAAACCTGAGGTTTGTCCCCTGTCGGTTTGTCTCTTTGTCTTTTTGTTGAAGGAAATTAAAAATGAGTCGTTCAAGGTCGAAGAAAGATGTTCCTCAAGTTGAGGTGAAGAGGTATGAGCCAACCAGTTGGGATATTCAGGCTCATGCGGTTTTGGTTGAACTTGAGGCAAGGAAAGACAAACATCACCAGAAATGGGGTTGTGAGAGATTGATTACTTTAGTTGACACTGAGTTCAGGGAGAAGTTTTGGGTGCAGATGGCGAGGGTTTGGGATGCGACTGACAGGAAGGACATTGATAGGTTGAGGAAGTCGGTCTATGGGATGGTCAAAGGTTATGACGCTTTGGAGAAGTGGGCTGAAGATAATGGAGTGCCGCAAAATCCACCCCTGAGATTTTTGGAGTGGAAAACTCAGGATGGGAAAATCATGGCAGTTGTCCAGACCATTAACGATAGTCTTGACCTACAGCGTGAACGCAAAGACCTACACACGATCTGGACATTGGAGGAATTTGAGGTTGTCCTAGCCGATCCATTTGTGCAAGAGGTTCTCATGCTGAAGGCACTAGAACCGACTGCACAGGTTAAGGTGTTCAAGAAGACTGCACCTGTCGGGTCTGGGTTCGATGACATGGAAGATGACCTCCATGTACTGGTAGGTGAGCCAGCACCTAAACTTTTCAATGTGCCGAGGTGATGGGTGGCGAGAAGAGCCAGTATTACGACAAGGTATTTCAATCGGACTCTGACAGATGCCGACAGGACAATCCTTGCGTGTGCTGGTGAAGGCGATATATCCAAAGGCTTTAAAAATGCCTTGGACTGCTTTGCAATCTTATGGAAGCTAGGATACAGACCAGAGCAAGATTTAAGCGATTTCCTTGGTCTGAGTGAGGGAGAGCAAATTAAGCCCCTTGTAGGCGATTCTGAGGCGAATTAGAGGCATTGCTAACCAATATCAGCAAGTCAGATTCCTTATGAATTTGTAATTGCGAATCAATCTTATTATCAAGTACCCCAATAATGCACCCTCCGCCTCTTTCTCTCTTCGCCCCCTCCCTTAAAAACAATTATCAATTCGATAAAAGCATAGTTATCCACAGGTTATCCACAGATTTGAATCGAAGTTATCCACATTTGTCCCAACTGGTTTCAATTTGCGTCTCAATTTATTTGCGTTTGTAATACTTCCTTTGATTTTGAGTTAACATAATGGACATCGTGTTAAATGGATTTTGTAAGTTATCTGTAAGTTGCAGAGAATGTCCAATGAAATCAACAACTTACAGATGCACATCTGCAAACTGAGTTATCCACAGAAAATAGTTCTCAATTTTTCGATGGGGGGGAGGGGGTGGTCTTGGTCTGTGATAATTGTGGGGGCATCCGCCCCTCTGGAAAAGCGAAAATAGAAAAAGGGGCAACTGCCCCGCTTCCCCGCTATGAAAAAAAAGGAGTTGGCGGTTTCCATAAGGCAGGATTCGGGCGCAATTCAACAAAAATCTCCCACGATGCCGACACGCTTGACCGCCAACGCTGATAAATCTAGCATATCGTCACAGTATTTGCTATAGTCCACCCCTATCACGCCCACAACGCTAAGGACAATCGTGAAGATAGAGCAAATGGACAGCATCCAAGATGAAAGCCCCCAACCGCCAACAGAGAAGAAGAAAGCTGGCAGACCCAAGGGCATCTATGGTTTGAAGCGGCAGATACAGGAGTACGCAAGGAATCCTGACTTAGCGTTACCCAAGACTGACAGCCAGAGAATCAAGGACTTGAAGGATATGCTTATCAAGTCTAGCGGCAAGGATGTTGTCGAGAAGATGATTTCCATTGCGCTAAACGACAATCATCCTGCTCAAATGGCGGCTATCAAAATGTGCGTGGACAGGACACTGCCAGTGTCGATGTTTGAAAAGGATAAGAGCCAAAGGAGTGCAGTCACCATCAATATCACTGGCATAGGCGCACCCACCGCTACGACAACTACCTTAGACCAAGATGACATACAGGATGTAGAGGTAAAAAAATGACCGATTGGTTAAATGAATACGCAAAATTTTCTGCGACTCCTTGGAGTCCTACCACACTGAAGCCAGCGGAAGAACAGCAGTTTCGCAGTTGGTTACAAGGAACTCAACTGTTTAACTCTATTAAGTCAGACATTGCGGCTGAACAAAAGATGCCTGTCGATAAGTTAGACAACCAGCGAGTTATAGAGATGATTCTTGAATCTCCTGACTATGATTACAGGGGAGCATGGAAAGCAGGGATAAAAGAAACTATCAGTCCTTATGACAATAGACCGCATTTCCCCTCGTCTACCAAAACAGGACAAATGCTAAAAGACCCAAGTCATCCAACGGCATGGAAAGAATTTTTTATGCGTCAGTATGGGACTGACCCTGATGCAATGGGACTTGACACTGTAGAAAAAGCAAAAAACTGGAGTCTTTCAACACAAAAGGTAGACACCCCTTTCTACAAAGACCCTTTCTCAATTCCTGACTACACAATCGAATAATGGCTGATTTGAACTTTGCGCTATTGCCTTGGCAACAGGAGGTTTACGCTGACAAGACGAGGTTCAAGGTTGTGGTGGCTGGTCGAAGATGCGGCAAGTCTAGGTTAGCGGTGACTACGCTACTGATTGAGGGTTTGAGCTGCCCTGCTGGTAGTGCGGTGCTGTATGTTGCCCCGACTCAGGGACAGGCGAGGCAGATCATTTGGGATGTGCTCTTGGACATTGGGCGAGAGATCATCACCAGTAGCCATGTGAACAACATGGAAGTCACGCTGATTAATGGTGCAAAGATTTACATCAGAGGCAGTGACAGACCCGACACCTTGCGAGGTGTTTCCTTGACTTACGCTGTACTGGATGAGGTTGCAGACATTAAGCCTGAGACTTGGGAACAGGTGATTCGTGCGTCATTGTCTGACAAGCGTGGTCGTGCCATGTTCATTGGGACACCCAAGGGTAGAAACTGGTTCTATGACCTGTACAACTTGGGTCAGGAGGGTGATGATCCTGATTGGAAATCTTGGCACTTCACCACCAAGGATAACCCTTTGATTGACCCTACAGAGATTGAATCTGCCAAGAAAACCTTGAGTTCCTTTGCTTTCAAGCAAGAATACCTAGCCAGTTTCGACAATGCTGGCTCTGATGTCTTCAAGGAGGAATGGATTCGGTATGGTGATATTCCTGAACAGGGGTCTTATTTCATAGCGGTTGACTTGGCGGGGTTTGAGGAGGTGGCAAAGCAAGCCGCCAACTCCAAGAAGAGGCTAGACCAGAGTGCCATTGCGGTGGTGAAGGTGACCGAGGATGGCAAGTGGTATGTGCATAAGATTGAGTATGGTCGGTGGGATATCAGGACTACAGCCGCCAATATCCTGCTGGCGATCAGGGAGTACAAACCCTTATCCATTGGGATTGAGCGTGGGGCATTGAAAAATGCGGTACTTCCCTATTTGAGTGATTTAATGCGAAAATCCAACATATATGCCCACATTGTGGATTTGACGCATGGGAACAGGAAGAAGAGTGACCGCATAATATGGGCATTGCAAGGAAGGTTTGAGCATGGCAGAATTGTGCTTAACAAGGAAGAGGATTGGACAGAGTTCCTAGATCAGTTGTTGATGTACCCATCCCAAGGGGTGCATGATGATCTTCCTGATGCGTTAAGTTATATAGATCAGTTATCTATAACCTCATACTTTGAGGCAGATGATGAAGACGAGTGGCAACCAGTTGACATCATTAGCGGTGTATGAGGATATAAATGGCAACAGACAAACTTGAACAAAACGAATTTTATGAGCCAACTGAGGCTGATAAAGAATTGACAGATTTTGTCACTGACCATTGCCAACGCTGGCGGGATTACCGAGACACCAACTTCCTCCCTGATTGGCTAGAGTATGAGCGCATCTTCCGAGGTCAGTGGGCATCAGAGGACAAAACCCGTGAGTCTGAGCGTAGCCGTATCGTCACCCCTGCCACCCAACAAGCCGTAGAAACACGCCATGCTGAGATCATGGAAGCTATCTTTGGGCAAGGCGAGTTCTTTGACATTGAAGACAATATCCAAGATGTCAATGGAAACCCCATTGATGTCGAGATGATTAAGAATCAACTCATGGAGGATTTCAAGAAGGACAAGATTCGCAAGAGTATTGACCAGATTGAGTTGATGGCAGAAATCTACGGTACAGGTATTGGCGAGATTATTGTCAAAACTGAGAAAGAGTACATCCCTGCCACTCGCCCGATTCCTAATCAGCAAGGGCAAGCAGCAATTGGTGTGATTGAGAGAGACAGGATTGCAGTCAAGATCATGCCTGTCAATCCCAAGAACTTCCTTTTCGACCCCAACGGTACTTCCATTGATGACTGCATGGGCGTGGCTATCGAGAAATATGTCTCAATCCACAAGGTTGTTGAAGGTATTGAACGAGGCATCTACCGCAAAGTAGACATCACGCCCACCTACGAAGACACTGACCTTGAACCAACCCAAGAAGTGTCTCAGTACCAAGACGAGAAGGTGCTTTTGCTCACCTACTACGGTCTTGTTCCCCGTGAATACTTGAATAACTTAGAAGAAAACAAGGAAATCGTAGAGTTATTTCCTGAGAACTCTGCCGCAGAAGACTACACAGACATGGTTGAAGCCATTGTTGTGATTGCCAACGATGGATTACTCCTCAAAGCTGAGGAAAACCCTTACATGATGAAAGACAGACCTGTTCTGTCCTATCAGGATGACACAGTTCCTAACCGTTTGTTGGGTCGTGGCACAGTGGAAAAAGCATTCAATATGCAAAAAGCCATTGATGCACAGACTCGTAGCCACTTAGACTCACTCGCATTGACCACTTCCCCCATGATTGCGATGGATGCAACACGGTTGCCAAGGGGTATGAAGTTTGAGATCAAGCCGGGCAAGGCAATCCTCACCAATGGCGCACCTAGTGAGATTCTTTACCCATTCAAGTTTGGTCAAAGTGACCCCAACAACCTAGCCACTGCCAAAGAATTTGAGCGTATGTTGCTCCAAGCCACTGGCACACTGGATTCTCAGGGCATGGTCAGCCAATCTGCCCGTGATGGTGGCGGTATGTCGATGGCAGTAGCCTCCATCATCAAGAAATACAAGCGTACTTTGGTGAATTTCCAAGAAGATTTCTTGATTCCATTCATTAAGAAGGCGGCTTTCAGGTTCATGCAGTTTGACCCAGAGCGTTACCCCTCTGTGGACATGAATTTTGTGCCTACCGCCACCTTGGGCATCATTGCTCGTGAGTATGAGCAACAGCAATTCATTGGTTTGTTGCAGACTTTGGGTGCTGAAACCCCTGTTTTGCCGATTATCCTGAAGGGAATCGTTGCGAACTCCAGTTTGAGCAACCGAATGGAGTTGATTGCCAAGTTGGATGAGATGATGCAACCCAATCCTGAGCAACAACAGATGCAACAGGCTCAACAGCAG